TTCACCAGTCAAGACAAACTTGACTTTACCGGTGGCCTTTACAGAATCTTTAATCATGATTCACTCCTTAGTTAAATTGAGACTCATCAATGGCGTAGCCGTTGATCGAACGAGAATCCACGCCAGTAGTGAATTCCCTAATAGCTAGATTATCCGATGTTGTACCATCTTCTGTGAAGAAGCGTACAGGAACAATGTTGACAGTCGCCACATCGGTTACAGTTACCGAGTCCGCTAACACTGCGGTTATCGACTTCACATCTGCGTCTGAAGTTGTCGCTGTATCGGCTAAGACTTTGGTTCCGGTGAAACTATTGATCGCATCGGTGGCTACCGCAGTATCAGTAAGATCAGGTTTTGTAACCTGTTTCGCGTCAGCATCCGAAGTCGTAGCTATGTCCGCCACATCGGGGCGGGTCAAATCTCTTACCAGTGCATCAGTAGTTGTTGCCGTGTCCTGAAGCACCTTAGTAGGATTCAGGTAATCTATGGCATCAGCCGTACCTACAGTGTCGGAATAGACGACTTGTGGGTGATACGCCGCTGCGTCTGTAGCTTGCGCCGCGCTCGTAAGGTCAGGCTTGGTAACGGACTTAGCGTCGGCGTCCGAAGTCGTCGCCGTATCCGCCACATCAGGACGAACAAGTACAAACGAGTTGATAACATCAGTCGGTACTGCCGTATCCACAAGGACTTTCGTCGCCACCAAGTAATCAATACCGTCGGAGGTAGTAGCAACATCTTGGGATACCTTTGTCGAGTGCTTGGCTGCAAGATCAGACGTTGTTGCAGTGTCAGCTATGTCTGGACGAGTAAGATCAAACGAGGGGAAATCGGTAGCAAACGCTGGGTCAGGGTCTACATCTGCGTCCGTCTGGTCAAAGTCCAGCGGTTTGGTATGTACCTTTGTTAGGGAGTCTGTCGTAGTGACGGCATCATTGAGTACCTTAGTGAATGTAAAGTAGTCAACTGCATCCCCAGTTGTAGAGACATCCAATAGCACTTTGTTTATTGCTATGGCAACCGTATCCGAAGGCGTAGCCCCATCCATGAACTGAACAGGGAAAGTTACTTCCGCACGCAGGCGAGGAGAATCTAGGTAGGTAGCCTTAGGCGCAGCATACGCCGCCGACACAGCAAGAATACCGGCTGTAACAACCGCAGCAGCTTTTGGGGCGGCAATCTCAGAGGCAAGAGAAACAAGCGCCTTCACAGCCCCAACGACTGTAACAGTCGCCGTAGCCGTGGAAGGCGTTGTTATAGAGAATCTTGCCCGAATACGCATCAGAACTCCCCACGCACGCGGAAACGCAGCACATCAAACACAGTGTGTTTTGCTCCGTTATAACTAATTTCGATCTCGCCTTCGTATTGACCGGGGTCTACATCAAGTACCCCGCCAGTAAAATTAAAACTTACTTTACCGTTTACAGCATCAGTTTTAGTGCAATTGATCGTGGACAACAGCGTAGTACTACCTGCGGCACGAAATTTAACTACGACGGTAGTTGTACCGGCAGATAAATCAATCGGTAGCCCAGTGTTCTCGTCAGTCAGAGTCAGATTGATCTCTGGCTTACTGTCGTTCTGGACTAGGCGTATAACGTCGCTCATATCTTCTCCTATGCAAAAGGTCGCATCTGCACAGTCATCGACGCCCTAGCGACGCCTAGGTTGGCCTTAGCACGGCGGGCTGCTGTCTTATATGCAAATTGTTTAGCGTGATACGTAGCCAGTTCTCGGTCTGCCCATGACTTACCGGGCAATACTAGCAAGTGTTGCAATGCCCCATGGATAATTAGTTGCTCACACTCATCAAACGGCGTCTGATCCATTCCACGAGAACTAATGCTAGGCTTTAACGCCACGAACATTTTGACATCATAAGTCTTAGAGTTGTCTGGAACTGGGACAACAACAAAATGGTCAGGGTCAAACTGTGAAATGTGGCGGGGGTCAGACCTTTTACTAGCCTCAGTTGCAGGCCAGTCAGGATACTGAGCATGAACTTGTTCCTGCGTAAGTGGGGTAATTTTTTCGCCGTTTACTGTCGAATGAATTACCGCCACGATTTCCGAGTTCTCAGGAGTCTCGTACTCATACTCATACACCCCGGCTGTTAGACGAATAAGCGGCTGCTCATAACGCCACACTAGCGTTTTTTCACATACCTCTATAGCAGCGTCTCGAACATACTGCTCAATAGTAGGACGCGGGCAACCCGGCACACTGGGAGCCAGTTTAGATTCAAGAGATAAAAAAGTCCGCGTAGCCATTTACACCACCTGATTAGGTTGTAGTCCTGCTTCTTCGGTATCCGTAACCGGACGGGCTTGGAAGTTAGTACTCAACGCCTGAACAAAAGACTGTTGGAACAACTGAGCGCGGTTTGAGTTCACATGCTCGTTATCAATAGATTCCGCCAAGAAAATTGTGCCGTCAACTACGACGGGGAAATACGCATCAGGCAGTAAATCTACAGTCTCACCAAGGACGTAATTCTTCGGGGCTTGCGCGTACTCAATAATCAAGACCTGCGAAGCAGGAGCTTTGGGGTAAATAAAAAAGCGGTTGTTGTTACGTACATGCCGCATCCAATTTACACACGCACCGGGGTCATCATTAGCCCAGTCGGGATATGTCTGGTCAAGAGTCAACCGATTAGTCTCTCGTACCGCTGCTCCATCCTTTACACGGAATACTTCCATGATTCGAATAGAATCAGAAGGAGCAGTCTGTAGTACCTCTCCCGCAGTAGTAGTGAACTCCGCTACTTTAGCGAATAGGTCAGGACGCAACACTGCCATGCGCTTGAGCGCCTGATTCGCAAAACCGAGTAACTCGGTATCCGAATAGCGTTGCAGCACCGCGTTTGCATTGGTATCCTGCAACATACGGCGAACTTCAACGATAACAGTGTCGAGTATCATTACATCAGCCCTCTAGATGCTTCGATGTTTAGTTCTTCATTTACAACGACTGGCTCCTCTGGAACATTCTCAGTCTCCAACACTAGCCCAGACTTACGGCCTTTTTGTTTCTTAGGAATAAACTTTTCAGGAAATGCTTCTTCTTCAGTCACTTCCTCGCATATAGGATTCTCCGCGAGAATTGGATTCCAGTCGTAGATAAAACCGTCTCTTTTGTTTCGTAGGAATCGCGCCATCACTTACTCCTTTTCGCTGCGTTCATATTATCGACCAAGTTAGGGTACTTGCGCCCCGCTTTCTTAGCCGCTGCTTTTGCCTTTGCTTTTTGCTCAGGCGTTAAAGGTTTCGATTTACCGATTCCCTTAGGTCTTGGTTTATTCCAGACTTCCATATCAGCACTTCCATGCCCGAAGGCTTTTATTGATCCGGCTATTTGGATCGTTTGCTGTTTTCTTGGATGTCAGCTTCTTCTTCATCCCTTCCATCCTCGCGCAGAACGAATCTCTACGGGAGCCGCCTTCAGGCTGCGGAGGTTTTAGTCCGGGTTTACCCGGATTGGCTTTGTTGTAAGCGGCGCGACCCTTAGCATTTAGCCCGCCATCAGGGTCTTTACCCTCCTTACGCTGCCATGCTGGGGTCTTAGCCATCATGCCACCTCGTACCAAATAGTGACAGAACAATCTGCTGGGAGGTCGATATAAACACCATTGGCAAAAATCATTCCGTCGCCGGGCATATCAACTTGTGTAATCCCCTTACCGTACGCATTGATTGAATAAAACGGGTCAGACACACCGGGCGTAGTATCTAAATCATAGTACTTAACGATGGCATCACTTCCGCCGCTGTGCATCACCATTGTCTTGAGCATACGACAATGCCCACTGATGGCAACACCATCGGTGGTTACTTGTACTGCTCTAACTCCTAGCACAGCCATAACTGTTCTCCTTTAGAAGAAAGGGGGCCGAAGCCCCCTTCCGTTTAGGCGCAGTCAGCAACCAATGCCCACACGCGAACAACTGCTGCATCAGCAGCGTTCACAGTGATGACATCAATCGTATCAGCAGCGCTGTAGTATTTACCAGCACCATAGCCTACGAACGTGTTCGGAGTGCCTTCAGCGAGGGCAGCAGCCGAGCAGTAAGAAGCAACAGTGTTGGCGTTCACGCCATCCAACCAACCGTCAGCATCAGTACCATCACCGATGTCAACAGTCAGAGTGCCGCCTTCAGCAGTCACAACGTCCATACCAACCGCCATCACCAACGACTTGGCTGGGATACGGATGGCTTCAACGCCGTCACCTGCACCGATGGCAGCAGCGCCAGCAGCAGTACGAGCAGCAGAAATTGCTGCGAAATCAAGTTCAACCTCGTAACGGGTGACCTTGTGCAAACCCTCTGCGCGAGGAGCGGCTGAGCCTTTGTTGTAGCCCAACGATTCAGTAAGAATAGCCATGATAAATCTCCAAAAAAGTTACGAACGGGGGCCGAAGCCCCCGACCTTTACAGGGTGATAACAGCCTGAGTCAACGCTTCAGGTTTCACAACCTTGTAGCCATACACTTGCAGACCACGGATGATGTTGCCGAACGTGGTTTCAGAGCGGATGGTTTCCATGTTGGTCATTTGCGAAGCAAATGTGAAACCCATCTTGTGACCGCCGATAACGCTGAACTTACCAGAAGACACGTTCAGGTTGTGGCTCACATAGAGGGTGAAGCGGTCGATCATGCCGAGACGACCATTGCGCAGCGGAGTCATGCTGTCACCGGTCAAAGACGCATCCTTCAGGTCAGAACGCTTGATGTAACCAGCCATCTTAGCCGGGATAACCAAGAAACGATCTTGCTCAGGAGCGTTGGCTTCGTCAAGAACAGTACCCATATCAACGATCAAGTCGATGACGTTGGTTTTGTCGATGGCAAGAGCCGAACCGGTAGTGCCAAGGTCGATGTCACCAGAGATACGACCAGCAGTTGCGCCTTTGTTCAAGGCGGAAATGTCTGGAAGGATGTCGGTGAGAACGCGCTGGTCAATCTTGATCTTCATACGCTCGGAAGCGTCTTTAGACCATTGATCCATCAGGTTGATGTCCGACTGAACCTTGTCCACATCATCTTCGATACAGGCAAAATACTCGCCCTTGTCGATCACGAGTTGGAGTTTTGGCTTGTCAGGATTTTCAACCGACAGCGTTTGACCTTTGACATAGGTCTTGATGGTGATCTCAGGAGTGGTACGGATATTGACCGTATCACCGTGCTGACGAATCTCGCCTTCGTAATCAGTATTGGAAATAGCAGCCAACACAGTTGCGTCGTAGAAATTCTCGATCAGTTTGCCCGACCAGATTTCGGGAATGAAATTGCCGCTGTAGTTAGGGCGGCCACCTGCGTTAGGAAAAGACATGTTAGTTCTCCAAATTAAGCGTTAGCAACAATGCGCCCATCTCGCTGTGCAGCGAAGATGTCGCGTTCGATGCGGTCACGCTCAGCCTCTCGCCCTTTGTACTTACCCTGACGGACATCGTTGAAAAAGTCCTTAATGTCAGACGGAGAGTACTGGCGAGAAGTTTGACCAGTGGGTACGTTCGTGCCGCGTCCGCGACCCGGCGATACCTGCTTTTCAAGTTCTGAGGCAGACCGATTAGGTTGAGCATTAGCAGTCGATTGGTATCTACCAGTAGCTTGAGAGAATGTACTGAAGAAAGCCGCTACACGTTCCACATCGAGATTCTGCTGTGCCTGCTCTAGATACACTTGACGGTTCATTCCTGTCATCGGATCAACTTCTAGTAGCCAACTTTGGAAGTCAAGATCATTATTGATATGCTGCCAGTTGGGTACGAGATGTGACAACGAATTCCAGAAACGATCCTCAGCACTAAGTGCTTGTTGCTGAGCAACTCGCTGTACCTGAGGCACAACAGATGTGTTAAGGCTGGTAGCAATTTGGCTGATTGCGTTTTCAAGCGCAGCCAGCTTGCCGATCATAGGAACAAGTTCCTCTCTCGACACTTTGCGCATTACATCCAGCGACTCACCATACTCCTCTTTCTCTTTATCAGAGACGAGAATAGGAGCCTGCATACTCGCAGGAGCCTGAGATGGTGCGGCAGATAGAGACGAAAGCAACTGCTCCATCTGACTAACACGGGACTGCAACTCTCGATTAGTGGCGTGTAAGCGCGGAACTTCCGCGTTGTACATACCCTGAAGAGTTCGCCATTTCTGAGCATAAGTCTCAGAATTTGCGTCGTCATTGCTTTGCTCTGTACCTGACGACGGCGCAGCATTTTCAGTAGCAGCACTGTTGGCAGCAGGCGCTTCATTCTCAGCAGGCGTCCCAGCGTCGGGGGAAGGGTCATTAGACGATGGAGTATTCTCCGCGCCTTCGGTTCCCTCGCTGTTGAGTTGCTTGTAGAGTTCCTGAACGGCCTCAGTCTGTTTACGAATTTGCTCTGGTAATGCCATGATGTACGCTCCTATCGGTGTGCGTTAAAAGAATTTTGGGGCGAGGATGAATCCTTTGCCGCCAGATCAGGGGCATCTTTGACGAGTTTGTAAATCTCGCCCAATACCTGACACCGCCCCTGTTGGAGTGCCGGGTTGTTTACTGCCTGCGGCAGTTGTTCTAGCTCGTGCATACGCCAGTCTTTCAGAAAGTCCAGAATCTCTGGATACTGTCTGACTGTGACAGCGAACGCTTTGATAACTTTTGGATCGGGGCGGATCATGCTGCCCCCGTCTGTTTATTCGAAACTACATTACCCTCTGCTCCGCCCTTAGGCGCACCATCAGGCTGCGTAGGAGTAGACGTAGCGCCTTTAGCTTGCGACATAGCAAGCCGCGCCTGCGTACGCGATTCAAAAAGAGCTTTCTCTTTGGACGGAATAAGCTCGTCCACTGGCATCTGAAGTCCCTTAGCCACTTCGCGCAGCACTGCCGCACGCCCATCTTTACCCATGATCTCCATGTCGATCTGGTTGGCAGTAGCAGTTAGGAACTCGATACGGCGAACATTCATCTGCTCTTTGTTCGCAAGGTTAATTGCTCCACGCGGCATGATGTCGAGGTCACCCTTGATGGATTCATCCTCGTCGTACCGCATGTTGTAGATGTACTGTCTCTCAACGATAGGCTTAATCACATCCGAATCAATGTGCATCACCACTTGCCGGATGCCCTTACCAGCCGACCCCATCAGCATGGACAGTCCAGATGATGTGCGACCTGCGCCCTGTACATTGAGGTCACCGTATAGATATGCGGGAATACCCGAATGGTCGTCAGCCAGTCGGCTGAACTTATCGTAAACAGCGACAAGCGTATTCGCGTTGTCCTCAGGCTGTGAGAAACGCACCGCTGGTGCGCTCGACCCAGCCGGATCGTTCATTACCTGCCAGATTTTCCACGGAGAGATTTGAGTAATATCTTCGTTTGCCGGGAGACGTTCGAGATTAACTTCGACTTGAGGGCCACTAGCGATGCCCATGTTGTTGACAAGTGCCCGCGCAGCCGCGTTACATACGTTCTGAATATCTTCAATAATCTCTGGTATGCCTTTACCCCAGAACGCACCGGGGCACTTGATAAAAGACGTTTTAGCATAAGGCTTCTCCCCTAACGGATCGTAGTTTAGGACAGCCTTAATGACATAGTTACCTACTACCCAGACGTTTGCATCGTACTCTTTTGCTGAGTCAGGAACCTCATCTTCGGTCATCCCCCACTCCTGCAACATCTTGCCGGAGACTTTACCCCAGAACTCAAGGGCGTCAAAGATTTCAGTCGGACGCATTTCCGTATGGTATTTACGCTCCTCCTGTTCCTTGATTAGCTCGACATCTTGGTTGATCCAAGACTGTCCATTACCGATCTCAAGTACTTTACGAATAGCGTCGTCGTCATAACCCGGCACACCGATCAGGTCTGCCAGTTCCATACGAGTCAGGGGGTGATGCTCAAAGATGTAGCCCTCATGGACATTGGAAATGCCCGGCTCAGGAAAAATACGGAAGGGATCAACACGCTCGAACTCCGGCGCAATCCGGTCAACAGGCAGGGCTGTAGTACGGCCTTGCTCGTCTTTACCCCAGCCTAGCGCACGCTGACGGCGTACCACTGGCCCTTTGATGAAGGCTGCTGGGAATGTGACCAGATCGGTGATGAAATCGTTGAACGCCTCAGCCCAGCCACCTTGAGCAAACTGATCGCTGATACGATGCTTCATACGATCAGCGCGGTTCTGAGCCTCTTGCAGTACACGGAAGCGGAAATCTTGCGAAATCATTTCGCGCAGTTCAGCCATCTCCTGCTGCGAGGGCGCACGATCTTGTGCTTCGATGATCTTCATGACCTGATCGTAGAAAATCTTTTCTACCTCAGCCTTTTGTGCGGGCTGCAAATCAGGGATCGGAGTTGGCTGTGCATCCCACGGAGGAGTGCCAGTATCTAGGAGGATGTCCCTGAGCCAAGACTCCGCTGCGCGGCACTTGACTTCGGTAATCATCATGAACACTTCAGACCCGCCTTGTTTACGGATCGCTGTCAATTTATCTGCTTCGTACTCGCCGTTACGCTGGCGCATAGCCCTTAGCATCTTCTGCTCAATGGGCTTCTTAGCAATACGCGCTGCGTCCCAACACTGCCGCAAGTAATCGGAGATACCCAGAATAAAGGGCGTGTTCTGGCGGTCAGCCAGTTCTCTTTCGAGCTGCTCCTTTTCGGCT